AAAGGCTTCAACCAAAAAGAATGTTACATTCTAAAAAAGCAATTTGTGATTTGGGATTTGCTGTTTTTAATGAAACTAAAACTTCATTCCAATTTAATTTCAAAGGAAGTGTTATAACTTTTTTCCCATATTCAGGTTGGGCATACGGAAAATCAATACAAGATGGTAGAGGTCTTGAAAAATTGTTGAATCAACTTAAAACTAAATAACTATGAAAAGAGCAACAAAACCTGAAATCATTCAAGACAAACTTGAAAGAATGAAACTTGGAGAAGAAATCTTAAAATACGAAATGATTAAAAGCATCTACAATGACAATGACTTTTACATATCAAGAAGTTTCGATGTACATTTCTCCAAAGCCAAAAAGAACATCCCGGATATGGTTTTCAAAACTAAAAAAGGAATCATTCAAAGAACAAAATAACCTTAAAAAACAAATAGAAAAATGAGTGTAGTAAACATTCGTCCGGTACAAAGCGGACAAAGTAAAATAGTATTAGGATTTGCCGGACAATCCGGAGATGGTAAAACATATACCGCATTATTAGTGGCAAGAGGTTTAGTTGACAAGCCGGAAGAAATCGGATTTTTAGATACTGAGAACAAAAGAGGCTCTTTATACGCTGACATCCTTGATGGAAAGTTCTTGATTGGGGATTTATATCCTCCGTTTTCTCCAACGAGATATGCACAAGCAATAAAACAGTTTCAAGATGCCGGAGTAAAAGTTTTAGTAATTGATTCAGTTACGCACGAGTGGGAGGGAGATGGAGGATGTGATGACATTGCAAATGCTCCAAAGGCTGACGGTACAGCTCGAAAAGTTGCCAATTGGATTGAGGCGAAAAGAGAACACAAAAAATTTATGAACGTGCTTTTACAGTCAAACATGAATATCATTTGCTGCATCCGAGCAAGAGAAAAAGTGAAAGTAGAAATGATTAGTGGAAAAAGTGAGTTTACTTCTCAAGGACTTCAACCGGTGTGTGAAAAAAACTTTATGTTTGAACTTACTGCATCCGTTCTTATGGCCAACGAGGGTAAAAACCAAAAGCATTTAAAAGTTCCATCATTTTTGAAAGACGCCTTTGGAGATGGAAACGCTTATTTGGGTGTTGATACCGGAAAGAAAATTAGAAAATGGCTTGATGGCGGAGAAAAAGTTGATGCTGAAATTGAAAGATACAAGTCAGAGGCTTTATTAGTTTGTGAACAAGGAGCTGATGAATTGACAAAACTTTGGAAATCTATTCCAAAAGAACTACGCGACAAAAAAGAATTGATTGAGCATTTTGCTGTTTGTGGGGAAAGCGCTAAAGCATACGATAAAGCAAAAGCTGAAGCCGACAATGATGGTTCTTCCGAATCAATTTACAACGAATTGGTAACTACTTTTGAATTGATTAAAGAATCTATTCCGGCCGATCAATTTGATGGGATAAAAAGAGTAATCGACCAAAAGGAAACTTCTGCATATGAGAAAACATTGTCTTACCTTAAAGGATTATAGCGATGAGCAGAGAAATTAAATTTAGAGCCTTAAAAGATGATATTTCTGATTGTAGATTGTACTATGGTAGTTTGATTTACGATAAAAATGGAAATCCGAGAATACACGATGTTGATACTGACTTGTTTCATACTTGTTTAAAAGGAACTGAATCACAATACACGGGCTTAAAAGACAAAAACGGTAAAGAGATTTATGAGGGAGACATTTTGAATTACGGACACAAAAACAACGTTGAAGTAAAATTTGAAAATGGTTGTTTTTCTGTTTTTGGAGAACCTTTAGGATGGGATTTTGATTCAGAAGAAAAGCCAATATTGATTGACAGCCATTCAAATCACGCGATTATTGTTGGAAACTTCTATCAAAACCATGAGCTATTAAAAAAATAAAATTATGATAAGCAATGTAAACCGTATAGGTAGATTTACCTCAAGTAAAATTCACGTTTTGTTAGGAACTGGCAGCCGGCCAATGACAGAAGAAGAATTAAAAGCTCATAAATTGGAAAACCCAAAAAGTCAAAAAAGAAACATTGACGATGGCTTTTCTGCCGGTGCTTTGACATACATAAAGCAAAGACGTGCTGAGCGTTCATTGGGGCGCTCTATTGACACTAACTTCTACAATCAAGCAATGTCTTGGGGGAAATTCTGTGAGGCTTATTTGTATTGGAAAGAGGGGTTGTTGGGATTTGAGTATTCTTTGACCTCTCAAGAAAGTATGCTGCATCCGGAATACCCTTTTTGGGCGGGAAGTCCGGATCTAAAAAAGAAAGATTGTGGTTCAGAGATTAAATGCTATTATCCGGAGAACTTCTACAACTATTCAAGTGTTTTAATTTTAGAGGATTTGGAGAAGTTTAAAAAGTATTTCAAAGAAGAATATTGGCAAATAGTTTCAAATGCTTGTATTATGGGATTTGATAAAGGAGAGGCTATTGCTTTTATGCCAACGGAATCTCAATTAATTGAAATGAGAAGATTGATTGAGGACACCGATTTCATCGAGAAAAATATGAACGATGACCAATGGAAATATCGTTTTATTTACGAAAAACCTATTGAAGAGTTGCCTTATATTCCGGATGGAATTGAATACCCAAATTTGGTTAAATTTGAATTTGAAATCCCAAAAGAGGATAAAGAACTTTTAACCAAAAGAGTTATTGAGGCAGAGGAGTATTTAATCTCAGGAAAATTAATTTAAAATAAAAACAATGCAAAGAATAGAAATAATCGGTCACATAGGCCAAGATTCAGAAGTAAAAGATTTTGGAGAAAACCAAGTAATCAATTTCTCAGTAGCCGTTACAGAAAGTTACACGAACAAACAAGGAGAAAAGATTACAAACACAACTTGGTACGAATGTGCTAAATGGGGAAACAACACCACAATTGCTCAATACCTTAAAAAAGGGCAACAAGTTTTTGTTTCCGGAAAACCTCAGTCAAGAGCTTGGCAAAAAGATGATGGAACAATCGTTTCAAATTTAGGAATCAATGTTTTGAATATTCAATTGCTTGGTTCTAAAAACGAAAATCAATCGCAATCTCAGCCTCAAGCAGCAAGTCAACCTCAAGCACAAGCACCGGCCACAAACTTTAATGAGGAAGATGACGATGATGGATTACCGTTTTAATTATTTTTAATTACCTTTTTAATTTCTTATCTTTGTTGTGAACTTTAAATTAATAATTATGACAACAAAGATTTGTTTCAAGTGCGAGTTAGAAAAGCCATTGACTGACTTTTATAAACATAAACAAATGGCAGACGGACATCTTAACAAGTGTAAAGATTGCACAAAAAAAGATACTTCTGAAAGACTTACGGTATTAATTTCTACTCCGGAGGGTTTAGAAAAGGAAAGACAACGCCATCGTGAAAAATACAAACGATTGGGTTATAAAGACAAGCAAAAGATTTGGGATTCAAATAGAGATTGGAAACAAAGTTCAAAGTATAAAGGATTAAGAAGAAAATATAATTTGCCGAGAAGTTTTGAACTTCATCATTGGAATTATAATGATGAGTTTATCGAAGATATTTTTATCTTAAACATTAAACAACATCGACAAGCTCATAAGTTTTTAACTCTTGATAAAAAACTAAAAATTTTCTATTCAGATTCCGGATTGTTACTTGACACAAAAGAAAAACACAAGGAATATTTACAAAGTAAAAACATTCAATTCGTAACTGATTAATGAACAAGCTAACAGAATCTCAAAAGAAACAGATTCTTGAGTTGTATTTTAATTCATCCGACAACAGTTTGACTTTAATAGCAGAAGTTGTCGGATGTAAATACGACCAAGCAAGTGCGTACATTGACTATTTTCTATCAGAAAGAAACGACGATATAATCAAATTTAAAAGCACAACAAAAATTTTCCACAGCAAAATCAACAAGTAAAATGGAAAACGTCAAAACAATAACATTAAACATTAATTGTGGTATTGAGAATGAATCAGACCAAACAATTGCTGAAACATTCAAATTATTGATTTCAACGCTAAAAGGCGAAACTGTTTTGGTTAATGACTTGAAAGTTCTTGATTTTTCCTCAAGAATTAACCTTAAAGAAATCAAAAAAAATACCTCAACAGAAATAGACTTCGATCGGCTTATTGCTTACTTCAATAAAGTATTCAAAAAACAAGCTCGAATTATTTCAGAACAAGCAAAGACAAAGTTCCGGAAAAGAATAAAAGAGGGTTACACAAAGGATGATATTCAAAAAGTAATTGACAACTGTTCAAACGACAATCATCACAAGGACAACGATTACAAATATGTTACCTTTGACTTTTTATCAAGACCTGAAATATTTGAGCGCTATGCAGCTATGGAACACAAGAAACCAATTTCAAATCAAGGACACAATAACCATTAGTATTTATGAACATAGATGGATTTAAAATTCTCAAAAGAGATGACGTTGCCAATAGTCTAATGGATTACCATAAAAAAGGCGCTTTACGCGGTGTTTATTTAGGGTTTCCGGTTTTACACGAGTATTACACAATGTCACTTCCCGGAGTTACTGATTGGACTGGTTATGCTCAATCAGGGAAAACTGAATTTCTTTTGGAGTTATTGTTGAATACTTCAATTTATTATGGTTGGAAACATTTGCTTTATGTTCCGGATGTTGGAACAAAAGATGAAATTATTGGTATTCTTATTCACAAACTTACCGGTAAAACATTTGATAAAAGATACCATAACTCAAATTACATTACAGAAGCAGAAACTTTAAAAGAACTTGATTGGGTTTTACAACATTTTTTTATTCTTCATAAAACTGATAGAAAAGCAAAAATCACTCCTTATCAATTTTGGGATTTGGCGGCCGAAATGAAACACACTCATAAAATCAGTACAGCCACAATTGATAGTTGGAAAGATTTAAGACACGGAAAAGACCATAATGGAGAATCTTTTGGCAGAGATGACAAATATCTTGAGGATGTTTTGAGTTACAGAAATATGATGGCCGAAGAACATCAATTACATTTCCACACGGTAATTCATCCAAGAAACGGAATTGAAAAAGACAAAAATGGAAATAGAGTTCCACCAAAACCTGATGACCTTAAAGGTGGTTCTGAATGGTGGAATAACGGAAAGGTAATGATAACAATTCATAGAACTCAAGGACACAAAAACGAGTTCTCATTTATTGTTACAAAGGCTAAACCTCAAAGTGTTGCCAAGCAAGGGGAAATAAAAATGTATCACGACATTAAAACTCGAAAAAGTTATTGGGAATACCAAAAAGAAAAGATTTTTTCAAAAAAAGAATATGTTAAACCAAACGGACTATCATTTGACAATGATGAAAATGATGATGTTCCGTTTTAAAATAAACTTATGAACGAACTAAAAGACAAAAGATTAGAACAAAAAGACAAAGAAATGTCGCAAGTTTCTTTGATGTCAAAATACTTCGAGCAACAAAGAGAGCGTTTTGATTACGCTGATGCTGCTCAATGGATATTAGACGACAAATGTGATGTTGATTTGATTTTCATTCAAGAGAAAGTGTCTGAGTGGCTTTCTTCTGCCAAGACAGATGCTCAAAAGAAAGTATTGAATGAAATGTTTTTAGGTGTTTTGAGAATAAACAGTTACATTGATCAAATGCGAACATTGAACAAACATACTGTTGCAAAATACGTTTCAACAGAAAAGTTATTACAAGCTGCTCATTCCGAGAAAAAAATATTGGAATTGGATAAAAACAATGAGATTTTAAAACTCAAAAAAGATTTAGAAAATGCCAAAAAAGAAATCGAGTTCATCAACGGAAAAAGTAGTTAGTCCGGAGCAGTTTAATTTAGTGCTGAGTAGTGGCATAAAAGTTTATCCAGTTTCTTTTTACAATGAATCAAAGAAAAAAACAACAAGGCATATTCAAGTTGACAATAACGGACAAATCACAACTTACGAAAAAGAGGTTTCTCCAAACGATTTGAATGATGCAGTTGCAAAGACAATAATTTACTATTATAAACTATTAACGAAAAAACCAAATGAAAAATAGAAATTTAGAACATAGCGATAATTGGGCAACTCCAAAAGAATTTTACGAAAAGCTAAATGCAGAGTTTAACTTTGATTTTGATCCTTGTCCGCTTCATTCAGAATTTGATGGATTAAAAATTGATTGGGGATTGACAAATTTTGTCAATCCGCCTTACAGTAGATTGTTGAAAGAGCTTTTTGTAAAAAAGGCTATTGAACAAAAAAACTTAGGAAAAACATCTGTTATGTTGTTGCCAGTTTCTACATCAACAAAATTATTTCATGATCATATACAACCAAATGCAAATGAGATCCGATTTATAAAGGGTAGAATTAAATTTTTGGGGATAAATACGAAAGGGGAATACGTTACAAACAAATCTCCTATGCACGATAGTATGATTGTAATTTTTAAAACTTAATTTATGAGAAGTGATTTTGTATTGATCAAAGAAAATTAATTTTAATCAAAAATAATTAACATTATGAAGTATTACATTGGATTAGATTTAGGAGGCAACGGAGGCGTTGTAGTATTAAGAGAAAACGGAGAGGTAGATGAGGTTTTTAAAAACCCTGAAACAGTAAAGGATTGGATTGAAAAATTAACTAAGTACAAGGATAAACATTGTTTTTGCCTAACAGAAAAAGTTCATTCTATGCCTATAAATGGAGGGAAGGCTAATTTTACATTTGGAAGAACCGTAGGTATTACTCTTACTTTATTGGAGGTTTGTGAAATACCATATCAAGAAATAACCCCACAGTCTTGGATGAAAGGATTTATGATGAAAAAAGAAAAGACAGAATCAATTACCGAGTGGAAAAATAGGCTTAAAAACAAAGCACAACAATTGTTTCCAAAAGAAAAAGTAACTCTTTGGGACTCGGATGCTTTTTTAATTGCTGAATTTTGTAGAAGAAACTTTAAATAAATTATAAAAATGAAACAATTAAACAAACAGAAATTAACCTATCATTAATTTGGTAGGTTATTTTTTTTCAAATAAATTTGGAAATACGAATTATGTTTTATAGATTTGATTCGTCAAAACATTAATACTTAACACAATTTATTCAAATGAGTTTCAAATTAAGAACTTGTAAAAAGTCAGGATTACAATGGAAACAATACAATTCATTGCAGAAATGCCCTTGTGAAGAATGTAAAAAAGAAACTCCGAAAAAGCAATTTGTTTCAAAGCATAAACCTAATTTGAAATTGAAATCATTTAAACCTATTCCAAAGGTTTCTGCCAAGAGAAAAAAAGAAAAGGAAGTGTATGATGCTTTGAGGATAAAAATACTGTCAGAAGCTAAATTTAAGTGCTTTGTAGATGGTTGTAAAAATGTTGCTACAACTTTGGAACATCAAAAAGGCAGAAAGGGATTTGCGGATGATTTTGCAAGAGATAACAATATTCCTCTTTATATTGATGAACGGTTTTTAAAACCTTGTTGTTATCAACACAATATCGAGTTTGAAAACAATCCTGAATTATCAAAACATTATCAGTTATCAAAATTACATCAAGGTAAAAAACTTTAAATTCAAAATAAAAATGTCGTCAAAACAATTACAAACAACAGAAGAAGCGATACAGACTGTTCAAGAGAACAATCAAGAGTATTATGACTTGGCCATAGAATATGCCGAGAAGTGGGTTGAAACGAGATTCAAACCGTTTACAAGTGAAGATTTGTCTGCGGATATGTACTTGGTCTTGGGTATTCCGAAAGAACCGAGAGTATTGGGCGCTGTAATAAAGTATCTCCAAAGAACGAAAATGATAAAGCACAATGGATTTGCACGATACCAAAAAAAGCAAGGACACGGAAAGCCTTGTAGCGTTTGGATAAGTTTGAGATACTCCGAGATACAATCACAAAACAGAAAGGCAAAGATGCCGGAATTAAAATTTGAATAGTTATGGAAGCATTTTTGGAGTTACCTAAAAAAGGGGATAAGGTTTTTACAATTGAAAGATGTAAGTTAGAAGAATACTATGTTGAAAAAATTAAATTCCATCGTATTCCTGAATTTGAGGCTGACAGAGATTTAAGTCAAGACATTGAAGTTCATTTGGAAAGATACAACAATGGAATTGACTCTTACAAAACAATAAAAAGACTTTCAGACGTTTTCCTAACTAAAGAAGATTTACTAAAACAACTATAACCTATGAACCCTACCTCAATAGAAAACTTAGAAAGCCTTGATTGTGTAAAAAAACTCGATTCAATCAAGAAATCATTTGTCTTGAAATTAGACAACAGAAAACGACTTCAAAACTACCTTAGTGTTTGCAATCAACTTGGATTTGAGAAGTTTTGTGAAACTTGTTCTCCAAGCGGAATCAACAGAGAAGTTATCAAAGAATTAATCTCTAAAAAATAGAATATGAAAACAGATAAATTAATGTTTCTTTTTTTTATTATTATGGTAATTTCATTTGTTGGTTGTTTGAAATCTTATCAAATAAAAAATGATTTTACTTTTTGCTTTTTCATCGGACTTTTAGCATCGTCCTCTTTTTTTGGTGGAATTACTTTTCAAGAAAATAAAAATCAATAAAAACCCTCGTCAAAATGGAAATTACACCACAGCAAGAAGTAAACTTCAAGAAAATAGAACTTAGAATCCTCATTCAACGTGTTGCCGAAGTCATAGACGACTTAAACGACATAGAACGTAAGCAAGGAATCAAAGAGAAAAATAAATCTCTCAAAACACAACTAAAAGCATTATACCCAACTTTGGACAAAGAAACCAAAAAGTATGATGAAATCTACAAAGCATCGGAGGAGGGAACAACAGTTTTCTACGAGATTGTAAAGAGAAACATTCAACTTGTAATGCACCGGAATCTCCTCGATAAAAACTTTATCCTTTGTTGCTTTGAGGCCAAAGGGAAAAACGAAAAAGCCTTGATGGGCGTAATCCAAAAAATACTCAAATAATGGAAGCAGAAATATTCATAATATTAGCATTTGCATTTTTAATATCGTTGGTTTTTTTGTTCAATAGATTGATTAAAAAACTTGAAACCCCAAACATTGATTGGAAAGATAAAAATGAAATTCCGGGAGAAATAGTGTTTCAAAGAAACATCTCAAAAGACGTTATCATTTTCGATTTAAACTCAAATGATTTATACATAGGGTATTATTCTTATTCAAACTCATCTTGGGTTATTTGCCATAAAAAAACAACCGCTTTAACTGACTTTGTTTGGGCATATATTAACTATTAAAATCTAAAACTATGAATTGTAATCAGCCGGTGGAAACACTATCAAAAAAACATTTTGTTGCATACAATCAAGTAATGGATGATTATAAGTCATTGCTTGCATTTGAGAATGAAATGGAAGTTTGGAAAGGATTTAAAGAATCTCCTAACTACAAAAAAGCAATGGAACAAGTCAGAGTTATTCTTTCTCGGATAATTGAGAATAAATCTCTTTTAGGATGGAACTATGAAGCGGAAGTAATTGAATTGAAAACTCTTAAAAACTAACCCTATGAAAAAATCAATTTACGACGTTTACGTCACGGTTACAAGTCAGGAACAAGCTGATAGGTTGAAAGGAATTTGTTTGGAATATGGGTTGCCGATTTCACCATTTAGCGATTCTTGGGTATTTGAAAGCGACAGAAAAGAGCTTTTTTTAAGAACATCTATTGCTACTGAAAGTTTTTTTATTTCTATGTTTCAAGAGCAAAGAACCCAAATCACCGAATCCGACTTCATTCAATTAGCTAAAGAATTTAAACAGTAGAGAGATGGCAGTAAGAATATTTGACGCGCAAACTTGGTGCAAACTTGGGCAACCTTGTTTAGGCTCTAAAATGTATTACATAAACAAATCAACTGGTAAAAAAGTTTGGGGGTATGTTTCTGAAATACAAAACGGACATAAAAAAGGAGTTAAGTTAAAAATAAAACCATTTAAACAGTAGATTATGAAAACACAAACGGCAGAGGAATTTTACCACGAAAAAACAAAGTTTGGCGCACCTTTAACAACAAATGCAGAAATACTAAACGAGTTTGCCACCACCCAAATCGAAACGTTACGTGAGAGGTTGAGAAATAAAGGCATTAAGAAGTACGGATTTGAAATAACAGAGGAAGAAATAGACCAAACAATCAACGAATTTTTAAAAGAGATAAACGATGAGAAGTAAAACAGTTAGGCAAATACTATCAGAAGTATCAGAAGAAACAAAACAAAAAGTTAGAGAAACAGCAAATAGATTAGTTATGGAAAATAAATTAATATCAATGGTGGATTTTGTGTTAAATTTAGACACAAAAGAGCATTGGAGCGAAGATTTTACTAAATGCGTAAAATACGCCAACTTCTTAAAACAACCGCTTAAACTCGGAATGTTTGTGCCTTGTGATGAGAATGATGTGCCGATGGTTGAGCCTGAATCTTGGCAAAACTTTTTAGAATATAGCGATATATCAATAAAGGGATTAAAGCCTGAAATTTACGAATATTACAATGCCAAAGATCGTGTTTTGTTTGAGGGGTTTGAATTAGTTGAAAGCCACGAAAATTGGTTTACGGTTGAAATTGCTTTTGATGATTTTTCAGAGCAATTAACCGTTTCAAAACAAGAAACAATAGAGGATTTATTGACATATTCTTTCAACCCTGAATTTTATCTAACCGCTTCGGCAATTAAACAATTTGAGTTATGAAACAGAAAACACCGCTTGCAGAAGCTAAAAAACAAATTTCTGAGTTATGGAGTAGCCCAAGTGACCAACCTACTTACACACAAATTTTAGAAGTTTTAGACCAACTGATGCCAAAAGAAAAAGAGGTTATTATTAGCGCTTATAACGAAAACGAAAACTATATGGTTGATGGAATAGATGCCGAAAGCTACTTCAACGAAACATTCACACAAAAATAGAGATTATGTACATAGACCAAAACACCGTTTTTATAACTATTGCAGTATTTTTTATCCTATTGACAATCTGCATTGCTCTTTTGAGATATTCTTCATCTGATTGTGAAGTTTGGTTCTCAAAATATTCCTTACCAAAACAACACTCCGGAAGTAATTTTAGTGAAGATGTTCTCATCCAAGACTATGATTCAAAAAAACATATCATTGGATATTACGACTTCAAAGAAGAAATTTGGAAGTGTATAAACTACCAAGAGATTCCGAAGAATTTCAAGTGGAAGTATTTGAACATAGACATAGACTGAAAATAAAAAAGCCTACTCTTAATTGAATAGGCTTTTTTCGTTTAAAAAATCTCGGAGGGGTAAAATCAAGAACTTTTTAAAAATTCCTCTGGAGTGTTTTTCATAACAACAATTTTCTCTTGGCCAAGATACTCTTTGTTATACTCCTCGATGTCTGCAATGATTATTTGAGCTTCAATGTACTTCTTTGAGAGTTCTGAATTGAAATCCTTTTCAACATCTTTAAAAAGCTCAATGCTTTCTTTTATTGATAGTTCTTGAAAGTCAGAACTAAAAAGGTGCTTGAGGATAATATGCTTGTTATCCATTATGGTTGTTTCTTTTGGGGATAACCATTTCAAAAGTCTAAGTATTATTTTTTTGATTTTCATTGGTTTTAAGTTTTTGGTTAAACACTTCACTATTCGGATCGGATTTAGAGTCAGCTTCAATAACTCCAAAATCCTTATCCATTATTTCGCACAATAGTTTGAAATTGTACATCCGGAAAATTTGCTTTGTGGTCATAGTTCGGTTGCTTTTTTGATTAAGTGAAACAATTTATCTCTTAGTTGTGAAATTTCAAATTCAGTAGGCATTTGAAGTTTGTCCGTTAATTTAAAAGTTTCTTCCAACATCTCCAACATCTCAGGCGCACAAGATATAAGTTTGGCGTTGGCTATTTCTTCTTTATATTTTGTAGATGGCATTCCTAAAGTGCTTAAATCCAAAAGTCTTCTTCCTATTTTTACTTTTGAAAATTCATCTTTATTGCCCTCAATAAGCTCCCACTTTCCTCTTGTTCCTTTAAATTCACTCATAATTTCTGGTTTTGTTTAAAAATCCTTGTTATACTAATTTTTGGTTTTCCATTTAAAAATCCTCGCTATTAGGTTTTCATACGTTCATAGGTATAGCAAAATGCCCTTGCCCAAGCCGGAAGTTTCTTTCCCGGACGAGCAGTTTGTTTTACGTTTCCAACAGTTGTGCCTATGATAGCAGCAACATCCTCATTTTTCAATCCTAATGCCTTTTTTAAGGCTTTGAAATCTTCGTGGGTAAATTCTTTTTGGTTCATCTAATTGTAATTTAAGTTAATGTTTCTATTTAAAAATTTCGGTTATCGGTTTTTATCTAAAAATTCTCGGAGGAGGTTTTACTCAATTTGTATCTTCTCATTAAAAATTCTCGGATAGCTTCAAGGCGCAAAATCATAATTTTCGCCCAGTCTTTTGCTTGTTCGTTGTAACTGGAATCAGTCAACGATTTTTTAAATGCCAATAGTCTTTTATCGCATTTGCCTATCATTCTTAAAAATCCGCGTTCACTCATAAAATTAAATTTTAAAGTTCATATTTGGTTTAAAAATCCTCGTTGGGTAAAAAATGCAATTTTGATCTAAAAATCCTCGCTATGGTCAAAACCGGTTTTTTATTTAAAAATCCTTGCCGGCCTATTTTTGAATTAAAAATCCTCCCGGCCACAAAATAGGCGATTTGCAACCGTATTTTATAGCTGAATAATGCCAATTTGTAAAACTGACAAAGGATAATATTTTAATTTTTGGCTTTTTAGCTTCAAATCATTGCTTTATTTTAAGTTTTAATACTATTGTGATATACTTTATTGCCTTGCCATATAAAAACGTCTTAAAACGCTTTATTTTAAGTCAAATATTTTTTTATTGTTTACGGTTTTAAAAAAAATACTGGATTAGATCCAAAAGCCAAAACCATAAAACAAAATTTATATTCTTTTGCCTCCGGATCATTTAAGGAAATAAACCAGCAGCAAAAAAGAAAAAACGATAATAAGGCCGGCCACAAATTAAAACCGGTTTAAATGCCGTTAAAATCATTCAATCAAAAGCGGCTTATTAAATTAATTCAAACATTTGCAACCAAAAAAACCGGAGCAAAATTTTATCACTCCGGTACTGGCTAAAAATTAACGTCAATCAATTTAAAAAGCATTTTAAGATAAATTTTTTATACTTCCGTCAATGGCTTTAAAAATGCCAATAGGATAATTGTAAAATGAAACATATTCGGCCGCGTCTTTTTGGAACGCTTCCAAGTCATTTGAATATTTTATAAAATACGTCGATTCGCTGCCGTCCTTATGCACGCCCTTACAAATAAAAGCGTATTTTTTAGACTTCAAATATTTGTTAAAAGTCAAAACGCTTTGACGCTCAAAATTTGGGTTGTTTGGCTGTATAATCGCATAACTATAACCAATATTTAAAACTTTGTACCATTGTGAATAATTTAAAGAACCGTATAATTTACGCGCTTCATTTTCAGTAATTCCGAATTTTTGAACGGCTATATTTAACAGTTTTGTATAATCGGCCACCGTTGGCAATACTTCCAAATCTTTATAATTTGTAAAATCAAAATTTTGCATAATGTATTTTTTTAGGTTAATATTGTTTTTGATCCTTTGCCGGTATCGCTCCGGGTAAACTCAAAAGTTTCAAAGGAATATAAAAGCGGGTTACTTTGTTAATTCTTGCAATTGCTCAAAATTCATAGTTGCAATTAACAAATTTAAAGCGCCCTCGATGGTTGTTATTTGCGGAGCTTTTACAAAACGATTTTTGGTAAAATGTATTTTGTTCATTTCCGGGGCGTATGCGTGGCGCTCGAGTTTAATTAATTGCTTTTGGATTTTCGGTAAAAGTGCAAGTTTTCGCAAATTATAGGCGTGATTAATAATTTCATTTTTAAAATTATAATCATTGATTTTTTCAACGTGCATTTGATTCACTTTGGATAAGTTATCTTTGTAAAATTGCAAGCGTTGAATTTTTGCTTTTTTGATAAATTTATCAGTTCCGGCGATTGAGTTAATTCTATTTTCAATCAATTCTATGTTTGAAGTATTCATATTTTCTAAATTTTAAAAGGTTAAAAATCGTTAATTTGCCAAGTCTAAAAGCCAAGCCGAAAGGTAAAAGAAGCTAAACCAAAGTAAAACGGCAAGAGCAAAGTTTTTAAGTAGTTTCATAGTAGGTAAGATTAAAGGTTGTTTTTAAGTGTGAAAAACGCTTGCGCTAAACGTTCCCAATAGTAGGTTAAAAATTGATCCTCTTTTTTATCCAATACAGAAGGCGCAACGTTTTCAACTTTAATTAATCCGGCTTTTTTTGCGTTTTCTAAAATATCAAAATTGTAAAACGGAACAGATAAACAAGAAGGTAACCCGCGCAACCATTCAGAAAACAAAAATACTTCGTTTAAATGTTTGTTGTTATCGTGTACATATTCACTCTTGAAAATATTGTACAGGGTTTTTATTTTGTCGTATAAATAACCGTCGTTATTAATTCCGTAGCCTTCAAAATCGATATTGTCGATTATTGTTTGTTCATAAAAAGTGTAAACCGATTTTTTCATGATATTAATTTTTTAAATTGTTAATGTTTAAAATGATTAATTAAAATTAGCGCCTCCGAAATTCATGCCGGCAATAATAACCGTAATAAATAAAGCGATAAATAAAATTTGTTTCCAGTCTTTAGATGATAAATTTTGTAATTTCATGATGTTAAGATTTTTAAATTAATGTTTTGACGTTTTGTATTGTTTTAAATACTTTGTAAAAGTAATACATTTTATACTTACTACCAAACAAAAAGTAAATTATTTTATACTAAATAGCCAATTTTAACACTTTTTAACCTCAAACAACCCAAAAAATAAAACTTTGTACATTTGTAAACATCAATTTACTAACTTTTAAAAGATTAAAAGCAAATGGAAACAAACAACAAAAGACAAACATCCCCAAAAAAAGAACCGGCCAAACCTCCAAAGATCAAAAGAGAAAGAAAATACAAACCAGTAACCGGAGAAACTCCGGAGCAAACAAAAGCCCGCAAAGAAAACGAACGATTAGAAAAAAGAGCGGAACGACTCAAGGAAAGAACAAAAACCGCTACAACAATAAAAGAGGATTTGAAACAGACTTTAATCCTCCAATACCAAGAAAATGAAACATACAAAAACACAAGATACACACCAGAAAGACGCGAAGCCGTTTTTAATGCCGTAATAGATGAAATTGAGAAAGGCGAAAGCGTAACGAATGCAATGGCAAAATATAGAGTTTACGGGCGTACTTTCTTCGATTGGATTGATAATGATATAAATTTCTTCAATCGTTACGCGCGCGCCCACACAAAAAGGGCGGACGCTTTATTCAATCGAATGATTGACGTTGCTGTAAATATGCCGGACGTAAACCGCGCGCGCCTTGTGAATGATACGATTAAATATGTTTGTGCCCGTTTAAGCCCTGAGAAATACAGCGAAAAACAAAGTATAAATATAATCGGTAACGTGACGCAAAATATAACGTCTATGACTCCGGAGGATCGCGATGAGAAAATAAGGGAGTTAATGCAAAAGGCCGGTAAATATATCGACGTTAACGCCTCTTAATTTTGTGGACAAACTTTATTTATTGTCCATTTTTGGACAGAATTTATTTAAAAGTGGACAGAATTACCTTGTTTTGTCCACTTTTTTACGTTTTCAAGGCTTTTTTTGTCCACTTTTATAATTTGTCCACCTTTGGGAACGCCTTATTTTATTGGGGTTTTTATTTTTGTGGTCTCATTTTGCCACCGTAAAAACACAAACTTTGATTTTTATTTTTATCTTTGGGTTATTAATCGTTAAAACTTTATAGAATGGACGCAAAAGAAAAAAGAAACAAGCAAATTATTTCAATGCACAACAACGACAAAACAACGCGCGAAATTGCCGACGCTTTAGGAATCAGTAAGACTTTAGTGCATAACGTTATTAAAGATCATATTAACAGCTTGAATACTGGTGCAACGCCTCCGGCCAATAATGAAACGCCGGCAGCACAAACAACCAAGCCAAAAGAACCGGTCGCAACTGTTACCGGTAAAAGGATTACCAATTTTGGGGAATATCAACGTCTTGATGTGAATAAGTACGCCCACAAAAGTACTGGCGAAATTATAACCGTTAAATTTGTACCGGCCACCGCTCCGGATCAATGCGGGCATTTCGTAACAGTATAAACACTAAACCACAATACAACTATTTCAAGGCCTCTATTTCGGAGGCTTTTTTATTCTCTTATTCAATCATTAATCAATTACATTTTAACCGGCCACAAGATAAGCCAGTAGGCAAACAGCTTTTAAATTTGTTTGGGTGGGGGGTTGCTTTTGTTTTCAGATAGCCCACATACCCTCTACACATTCGAAAAAAAAATTCTCAAATTGAAGTTGTGTTGTGATTTTTCCAAAAAAAAATTTTTACCATAAAGTTTTCCAAAAAAAAAATCTGTATAAAGGGGTGTCATTGTGGGAATTTCAGGGAAAATTTTTCTGTATCAAGTGGGGGATGTATTAATGAAATGGGGATTTTGGTAACATATTTTGTGGAAATGTATGTGAAATTGGGGTTTTGTGTACGTTATTTGATGGGGATTGGAGTGATTTTTGGAAAAATTTTTAAGATAAGATAAGTGTTTGTAGATTTGTGGTGTTAGGAATCGTTAAAATTTAAGATAAGATTATGGGAGTACCGTTATTGACATTGGAGCAGATGCGAAATTTGAGTGATGAGGAGTTGTTGGAGTTGGAGGCATTGTTGGCTGCTAAGGAGAGGGATGAGAATTTTGCTAAGGCCAAGAGTGATTTCGTTCCTTTTTCGCTTTATATACGTCCTGAATTACACATGGTTGGCTTTCACGAGGTTTATTATCGTGTATTGTCTTTATTTGCTTCTGGGCGTATAAAAAAGCTGATTGTAACGATAAGTCCTCAACATGGCAAGAGCAGCGCGAGTACAGAATTGTTGCCGTCTTTTATGTTGGGGATAAATCCGGATTTGAATATTGCAATTAGTTCATATTCGGCTACGTTTGCCAAAAAATTTAACCGTAAGATTCAGAGGATTATTGACGATAAGGATTACCACAATGTTTTTCCAGAAACCACATTGGCTAACAATGCTTTTTCTGATTTCAATACAAAGGGATATTTGAGAACTGCTGAGGAGTTTGAGATTGTAAATGCTTCCGGAAGTTTGAAAGCTGTTGGTCGTGGGGGTGCATTGACTGGTTCTCCGGTAGATGTGATGATTTTGGATGACTTGTACAAGGATTATGAGGAGGCGAACTCTCCGATTATTCGTCAAGCGGTTATTGACTGGTACACTACGGTAATCAAGACTCGTTTGCATAATGACTCACAAGAGTTGATTGTTTTTACTCGTTGGCACGAGGAGGATTTGATAGGATGGTTGGAAGAAAAAGAGGATGTTGTTACTTTGGAGAGTTTTGATGATTTGGATAACATTCCGGCCGGTGCTTGGGTAAAGATTAATTTTGAGGCCATCAAGGAAACTGCTCCGACAGAAATTGATCCGCGCAAGATTGGCGAAGCATTGTGGCCGGAAAAACACGGAGTTGAAAAATTACTAAAAACTCGTGCTTTGGATGTTGAGAATTTCAACTGTTTGTATCAAGGCAATCCAATTTCAAAAGAGGGATTGATGTATGCGCCTTTTAATACTTGGAAACATCTTCCGGAGCTTAGAGAAATAAAAAATGCGACAGATACGGCCGACACCGGTAAAGATTTCCTTTGTTCTATTGTTTATGCGCTTCCACTTTCTTGGGAGGATAGTAATATTTACGTTTTGGATGTTATTTATACTCAAGCGCCAATGGAGATTACCGAACCAATGGTAATCAATATGCTAAACAGATGGCGCGTTTCTGAGGCCGACATTGAATCAAATAATGGTGGACGAGGATTTGCTCGAACAATACAGAAAGGAGTGCGCACGGTGGTTAATTCTTACCCTCAGAGGTCGAACAAAGAGAGTCGCATCTATTCAAATAGAGCAAAAGTAAATCGTAACATTGTTTTTCCGGAAGATTGGGCTACAAGATGGCCGGAGTTTTATGCTGCGGTAACGAGATTCAAGAAAAAGTTCAAGGCAAACAAGACAGATGATGCTCCGGACACATTAACAATGATTGTGGAGAAGTCTGAGGATGGATTCAGAGTAGAGGATATTGAAATTGATAATGATTGATACAATTTTTTTGTAAAATTATATACAACAATTTGAAAAATTTATATATTTGCCTCGTGATGTAGAGCAGTTGGTTAGCTTGCCGGACTCATAATTCGGAGGTCGTTGGTTCGAGTCCAACCATCGCAACGAGACATAGGTTTTTTGGTTTTAAAAAGAGGAAAAAGCGTTGAAATTAATTTTTTGACGCTTTTTTTGTTGATTTTATTTTGTGGAATAAAAAAAAACTTTACATTTGCCTTAATCAAGACGAGGTGGAAATCGGATTGATGCTGATTTCTTATCGTTTTTGATTATCGACATAAAGAAACTCATAGAACCCCAAGATTTGCTTCCACCTCGCAATGATTGGGGTTTTTTGTTTTACCTCAATTCAAAAAGCAAATCGGAATAAGGATTTATCGGGGTAACTACTGTTTGACTTATTCTTAAAGCACTAAAAAGGGCATTGTTGGTGCGAACTGTGAACGATACTGCGACGATAACTTACAGCAGAATTGAGAACGGAAAATGAAAAGGAACAATTGAAAAATTATTGTTTCTGGATTAAGACGAAAGTACTTATTCCTTTAGGCATTTTCTGTTCACTCCTCAACAACTCCTCCTTTAGCAATAACTTAAAATTTAATA